AAATTTGTTGAAATGGACGACGACGAAAAAAAATAATTTGTTTGTTTGCGTAAATAATATTATTATAATAATCAAAATATATTATAATTATGTCTTCAGATACAACGAGTATTATGGATCTTCCAACTGACCCAACTGGGGGAGGAAGTATCGGTGGAAACGTCTCTCTTTCAATCAATGAAACAAATCAAGTTATTTCAAGCGGTGGAAATGTAGGAGGGCAAGGACAAGGACAAGGAGTTTCTTTAGACCAATCAACAATAAATCAAATCGTGAATGGGTTGCAACAAGCAAGTTCAGCCGGCCTAACACAGTTACAGTCAAGAGATATTCCAAGAAATACCGAAAATATAATACAAGATCCACAAATTCAACCAAACTACATTCCCCCTAGCAGAGAAACCGAAGATTACATTGGTGACTACGAAGATAATGATGAAATTATATCAAAATATAACAGACGGGTTGATCAAGACAGTAGCTTAGACCAACTATACGATGAAATACAAGTTCCATTGTTGATATGTATATTGTACTTTTTGTTCCAACTACCAATTTTCAAACGTTTGTTATTTAAATACTTTCCAGTGTTGTTTTTCAAAGACGGAAACATCAACATATATGGATATTTATTCACTAGTATTTTATTTGGAACGTTGTACTATTTTATATCAAAAGTAACGAATCATTTTAGTACGTTTTAACCCGGCCTCATTTTCTCTCTTTGTATTGAAATTCAAAAGTAAAAATAAGTCAAAAATATATGATGCGTATCATTTATAGTATATTTATTTCATCTATAAATAATAGACAACCAAATAAATCAAATGTTAGAAACGTATATTTCCAAATTAGTTGATAATATTCCACTTTCAAAAAAGAATCAACGAGAGAAAATAGACATTATTCTTGACGGAGGATTATTTAATGGAAGTTATTTAATCGGTGCTCTTTATTTTTTGAGAGAAATGGAGAAAGTCGGTTATATAGAAGTAGATAAATTGTCCGGGTGCAGTATTGGTTCTCTCGCTTGTGTCTTATATACTGCAGACTTGTTGGATTTAACAACCGAAATATACAATATGGCGATTGACCAGTTCAAGAAAACAACCCATTTGGAAGTAGTGGATGACATTCTCTCTAAAATACGCAAAAAGTTGCCGCTGGATATTTGTGAAAGAATGAATGGTCGGGTTTTTATTACCTACTATGATTTAAAAAAAGGAAAAAAGGTCATAAAATCCAAATACAAAAACAAGAAAGAAATTATGGATGTAGTGAAACGGTCTTGTTTTGTTCCTTACTTGATTGACGGTAGTTTTATGCACAAGGAGAGATATATAGATGGGATTTTTCCTTATATTTTGCCCAAAGAAGAAGGGAAACGAATTCTTTACTTGGACCTTTTAGGATACGATAAAATAACTCATATTATATCCGTTAAGAATGAAAAAACGAATTTTCATCGTGTTCTCTCTGGGTTGTTAGATATTCACTTGTTTTACATCAAAGAAAAACCAACGCTAATGTGTAGTTACGTGGATGAATGGTCCTTAGTAAGACATACGTATCATTTTATACTTAAAAAATTATTTGAAATATTTGTATTTTACAATATTTATTTTTATTTTTTGATTCATAAATACATACTCACGAGAGAAGTCTTGGAACATTTGAACAGTAATTCGTTTGTTCAAATAGTCACAGACTTTTTAAAAAAGGCAAATGAAAAGTTTTTGAGATATTTTTGTATGTAATATATATATATATAAATATGTATGATTATTATTTTTATTTCAATAAAGAAGAAAATGCAAAATATGTTGATTTATTTCACACGATAGGTTGTAGCGAAGGAAATAAAGTTGAGTTATTAAACAAAGTAAAGAATAATAATAAATTTTGTAGAAATGAAGAAGGAATGGATTATGATTTTTTTATAAAGTCTTTGGAAAATAAAGATATTGTTATATACATAACTCAAAGAGATAATAAAAATATACTAGGGGCTTGTTCTTTATCTGTTATTACTTATTCAGACATTCCTTATATAACTATTTACAGTATATGCGTTCCCCAAAACGAAGACTTGAGAGGTATTGGAAGTTTATTACTAACAAAAGTAAAAGACTTTGCACGTATATTGGGTGTGAAAAAAATATCACTTTACGCGAATAAAGCAGTAGAAGATTTTTATATAAAAAATGGTTTCACAAATTCTAGTGAGGTTAGTGGTATGACTTATACTTTGAAAGGAGGAAGAAAAAGAAAAACAACGAAGAGAAAAAAATCAAACAAGAAAAGGAAAACAAAGAGGAGAAAATGTTCAAGGGTGTAATTTTCGTGTTGAATATTCTAAAAGAAGTATCCTTTCCTCCTCTTTGTTTTATTTTTTCCAGAGTGTTTTTTCTTTGTTTTTGTAACAGATAAGTCTTCTATTTTTTGCTTTATCTGTTTTTTATCTCCCGGACGATAAGTCAAGAACCATTCTTCGTATTCCAAAGTGCCTCGTTTTTCTTTCAATTCTTTAAACTTTGCCGCCTTTTCGGCACGCATTTCTTCCACCGTTTCTTGATGTCCGTAACAGTCAATACTGAATCTTTTCAACAACCCTTTTTGCTCTAGTCTATTTTTTTGTTGAACTTCAAACAAGTATTTTGCCATACACAATATACGATTGTAATCGTAGTAGTCACGGTCGGCGTATAAAAATGCCAAATAATAACTCAACATAGTATCAATCGTTGCAATTTTAATATCTTCACCATCCACTTGAATCACGTTGTAACTATGACACGCAATAGGTTCGTATATAAATGCAATCGTATCACTACCTACCATAATTTGATAATTTTCTGGAATGACTTCGCCAAGTGGTTTGTTTTTCACAAATTTCGCATTTTTTACCTTTACATCTTTTAGTCGTTCAATGACAATTTCGGCAGTCGTTTTAGGGTCGTCTGAGATAACATCAAAATCGGGAATTTTTTTCACCTTATGATAAATATCTTTTGGCATATACTTTGCGTACATTGAGATAGCGTAACCGCCAAAAAACACAACAGACTGATTTACTAGTGTATGTTTGACATTTTCATAAATAGCATTACCGAATTCCTCGTTTTTAGTAAGTTTTCTTTGAAAGTCAATATGAGCACATTGTGCAGAGTCTAATGGATAGTTTTTATTCAACAGAGTCAAACGTTTCAACACTTTTTCCCAACGAGAAGTGTCGCCAGCGGGACGACTTAATTCCAAATACATTCCCATTCTTAAATAATTGGGTGGTGCATATAAAATACCCGCTACTTGGATACTGTCTTTTTTAAGAGTATAAAAAAGTTCCTTGGGAATACTAGTAATGTCGGCAATACCGATGAAATTCACGAAAACTTTATATGTTCCATGGTGTTGCCCAGCTTTTGCTTCTACTTCAGAAAATCCAGCATCAATATAAATATCTGCTAAATCTTTGGCATCTTTCAAAGCATTTGGACTGAAGAAGTCGTAGTCGGGGATTTCAATATCCTTGTTGTAAAACTGGTCTTTTTTTGGAAGAATATTATTAATAGCAGTACCGCCATAACAAATTAAAGATTTTTTCTTTATAAAATTTTCAACAATCGTAAGCATTTTTGTTATTTCTGGCGAATTGACTGCATTTTTTCCGATAACTTCTTCTGCTTTATCAACAGCAGAACGTAAAATAACTAACTCACATTCTTGAAATGACATTTTTTTATCGCATAAATCTTTCATCTGAGTAAATATATTATCTAAAATATAGTGAGATAATATCTTTTTTGTAAATGGTAAAATATTTGTTGTTACTTTAAACTTTAAAACTATAATAGTCACTTTTAACTTCTCGTGTTTGGTAACTAACCGCTGGGTCTTGTGGTGTTGGTTTAGGTATAGTGACTGGAATATAACGTAGTCTATCTGGTTTCAAAACAAAAGCATAACCATTATCGTTGAAGAATTTTTCGTCTTCTTGTAAGTTGACATCATAATTTTGGTAACGCATCGCGGTCATTTGACTTCCAGTTTCCCTTGCAACAACTCCACTAGGGTTAGGAGGTGAAGTTCCTTTATCCGGCATACAAATAGTCATATTTTTTTTATTGAAATTTTGTAATTCAGACAAGTCTGGAGTATTTTTAACGTTGTAAAAATTTAATGCACGCATAAATACAGAGTTACTAGTAACATTCACATACTCATAAAAGTCTTCATTGTCTAAATATTTGTTGTTTGATTTATCAACAATTAGAATTATTTTTTGAGAAAGACTAGTTAATTTAACATCGCCAATATTTTTACCTCCATATTCATAACTATATTCCGGACCTAAGAAAAATCTTTTATTTTCCTTAAATATTTTTGCCAAATTTTTGTACATTTCAATGTTGTTACTTTTAATTCGTAGATGAAATAAGATAGGGTCATTCGGATTAGGAGCAGTGCCTCCAGAAAATGCGTAATTGACAATAATATTCATTACATCTGAAAATGGAACACTGTTGTAAGTTTCTTTTATATAATAACTAGTATTTGTTGAAGTGGCAACAACTGGTTTATTATTTATTGAATATATTTCAAAATCTAAACCTCGAACACCTTGTTTCAATACATTTTTTAAGTTACACAAGTTGACAAAATCGTGTTTATAAGACCCACCACTACAACAGTTGTAAGCGGTTTTAATATAGTAATCTTTTAAAGTGTACCCACATTTTGGGTCATTTGCGTTAATTGACTTAATCTTTCCATTTATAGTTCCATATTTTTTTTCCATAATGGAACATTCTTTGGGCATTAAACTTGTTATATAATAGTAGTAAAGAATTACAGAAACAACTGTTAATATTATCATAATAATAATGATTATGCTTATAAAATGTTCCTTCATATATTTTGGGTTATTTATTATTCCACCTAATTTATTTTTTATATCTGAAACATTTGCCATACTTATTTAATATATAATAATATTAAAAGTATTTTGTAATTTAAAATATTTAGATAATAGCGAAAAATATTTAATTAAATATAAATTCAATTAAATATAAATTATCAGTATAATATAACTAAATGAGTGGTGGATTAATACAACTTGTTTCGGCAAGTAATCAAGATATTTTGTTAACTGGTAATCCAAGTAAAACATTTTTCAAATCAACATATCATAAATATACCAATTTCAGTTTGCAAAAATTCAGATTAGACTATGAAGGATCTAAAACATTACGTTTGTCTGAAGAGTCAACTTTTACATTTAAGGTGAAGCGTTACGGAGATTTATTGATGGATTGTTATTTAAGTGTTGAACTTCCTAATATTTGGAGTCCAATATTTCCTCCCCAAACAGATGATACGGCAACCGCAAATAATACGGGTGCTTGGATTCCATATGAGTTTCGTTGGATTGAAAATATTGGAGCGCAAATGATTTCAAGAATAACCATTACTTGTGGTAATCAAACATTGCAAGAATTTTCTGGTGCATATTTGTTGGCAATGGTACAGCGAGATTTTTCTGCAGAAAAAAAAGCGTTATTTGACAAAATGACTGGAAATGTGCCGGAGTTGTATGATCCAGCAAATTCTGGAACACGTGTGAATGCGTATCCAAACGCATACTATACGAGTAACCCATCTGGCGCCGAGCCGTCTATTCGTGGAAGAACTCTTTATGTTCCGTTGAATTCTTGGTTCACGCTTAAAAGTCAAATGGCGTTTCCTTTAGTAGCTCTGCAATACAACGAGTTACAAATTAATGTTACAATGCGTCCAGTACAAGAACTGTTTCAAATACGTGATGTAATGGATAGTGAAAATAATTATCCTTATATTGCTCCAAATTTTAATCAATATTATATGCAGTTTTATCGTTTTTTACAGACACCTCCAGACGTATCTTTAGGAGTAAATTCTTATACCGATACTAGAACTTTATGGAATGCAGATGTTCATTTAAATTGTACATATTGTTTTTTGTCAAATGCAGAGTCACGTATATTTGCATTGAATGAGCAAAAGTATTTGTTTAAACAAGCAAGAGAAAATATATTTTACAATGTGACTGGTCCAAACAAAGTTCAGTTGGATTCCATTGGTATGATTTCAAGTTATACTTTTTATTTA